AGCAACTCTTTAAGGGGCTTTGGAAAAACGACAACGAGGAACAGGTATCTGATACCCTAACTGCAAGTCATCTCCACCAGCTACAAGCCAGACTATCTTGGCGATTTCAGTACCTTTTGCAGTATTGGCTGGAACTGGTATTCTAAACAATAATGAACCATCATTATATACTGGAGCATATGAAATTGTTGGATACTTAGCAGGATTTCCAGATGCAACATTGTATGATTGAGGAACAGCTTTAACATTAGAATAATATGGTATTACAATATCGGCTGGTTGATTCTTTAAATCACTAAATAGATGTGACCCCGATGTTATCTCGGTAATCGAACCGGAATCAAAGAAAACATCTTGCGTATAAGTTGTAAATACACTACCATCCCAAGAGGATCGAATATCTCCCATATTAGCTGTTGCGGCTATAGCCCGATCACTAACGCCTGCAAAACGTACAGATCCTCTAGCATACCTAAATATTGTCATAACCTGAAATAGATAGTTATACCATATTGAATCATTCGCACCTCTATCCATCCATGCAAATGGTGTTAAGGTGCGCCCAGCGTTAGCGTATGATGCTGATGTAACAGGATCTACTATCGTAGAAACAGTAGTTCGCTCCATTGGCGATAACATATTGCACAATTCCTTTACGCTTGCAAATTCATAAGACTGTGTAGCACGACAGTTTTTATGTTTAAACCTCTTAGATCCTATTGATGGATAAACCAATTTTTCTAATCCATCACTTGACATCGAAGGAAACTGCATACTACGATAATTCAAAAGTGGATTTCCCGAAGTGAGTATATTCTGATCACCTTGAGCAACCAATTCTGAATCAGGTATATAATTCTTGTCCGTAGCATTCCAAACACCAATATCCGGATTGGACATTTTAACAAGTCCAAGGTCACGACCTACTGCTGACAACAGTGGAAATGACAACTGAAAGTCATCATCCATTCCAATCCAAACTTGCAAATAAACAGGCGTAGGAGTATCTGTACTACTTGACAATGTAGTTAATGCCGTTAAATAAACCGTACCAAAGTATTCATGCATCTTAATCCAATCTGCAAAATGGAAAAAAGGAATACGAACTGAATAATCAGTTTGATTATTAATATCCCAAACCTGATTAACATTATAACCTGAAGTTGAAGCATTTGGGGCAATATCCGTAGGATTAACAATAGGCGCATAGTTAAAACGAATACGCATAGAATGAAACGCCGAACACACAAATGAAAAATGCATTTTAACACTACCTCGCCACAAACGAAACATACGAGCTAAAAAACCCGCAGGATGAGGATAGTGCGTACCAGGCAAATCAACTAAACTATAATCAGAAAATTGAAAAGCCAATGGATTTAATGCACAAGTGAATATATTATTATTCACAGCCACGTCATTCTTAATTTCAATGACATCGCATAAAACCATACGACCACCCACCTTAGAAATTCGCATACCATCCGGTATACTATTAGCTAAAGAATTTTTAACCATAACACTTTGATTTTGAGATGGACCTAGCACAACATTAAGTGGTAGATCTTCTGCTCTATTCATATTCATATTACGTATTACAAAAGGTTTTGTAGCGGTCAGGTTAGCTGCATTACTAAATCCGGCATCTACGGCCAATTGTGACATGTCACCAGCAATGTTCGTTACATCACGCGCTATAGTGTTGGCAAAACTTAT